TTCCTAATAGTTACTTTTTCATCTCGCAACCGACTAGCAACCCATCGGGCTGTAGTAATCGAATCTAAAGTATCAGTAGGCCCAAGAAATTCTTTCACAATACTAAGCTAGTAATTTGGCTACAAATCCATTCACAGGAGGTACTGCTGTAGAGGCAAAAGTTAGACGGATTGAAGTATTACTCAATCGTTCCGTAAAAACTCCTACAGTATCTCTATTACCGCTATTGCGAATTACTTCTACGCTGGGATTAGTATCAGTCAGGGTATGTGTGATCACAAACACTGTATTAGTGCCATCTCCAAAAGGATTAGTAGTTACTGATCGCCGTCTTCCGGACCAACTGGCAAGCAAGGAAGGGGTGACATATTTGGCTGTGTCTGTTCCCGCTTCTAGTTCGGCTAAAGTAGCACGCTGTACTTTACCCGATGTGGTTTCACTTGCGTCAGGAACTCCGGCCCCATGAACTTGCCAGATTATAGGAGAAGTTCCCAAAGTCACGGATTGAGTAATCTGCCTGTAAGTCACGCCCTCATCGTTATTCCCACTACCAGAGGCAACAGTTACAATCGCGTTTCTGAGTTCGGCTCCTGTACTAGCGTCAGCAGTGCGGGTAGCTGCAACAGAAGCTCCGTTCCAATTATAAAGTCCGTTCTCTGTGTTATTAGTTTGATTTGCTGCAATAAAGCGAGAATTGGCTAAACTCATAGTTACCCCACCAATTGTCGAGCCAGGAGCATTTAAATTGATATTTGATGGGGCAGAAGCAAATACTGCGTCCTTGTAATCAAACCCTTCCAGAAGAGCATTTAAAGTACCAAAATTGACCAAATCGTTAGGATTTTCTGGGGCAACAGAAGCCCGAATTTTTCCTTTAAATTCAGTGTCAGACCAAAATTCAATAAAAGTCATAATTACCTCGATAAAATTGCATAACCACTAAAGGGACTACTAAAAATAATTTGAGTAGTATTTAAAGAAAGGTTTTGTACAAAAGCTTCTATTTTTACTCCTCCTGAACTAAAAACTTGAGTCTGTGGCTCAAAGCCTAAATTATGAATAATTGTCCAGGTTGCAGACGCAGGCGATTGAGTATGCTTGTAAAAAGCACTTCCCTCTCCCGGTAGTCCAGGAGAACCCCGAACATCAACAGCAGAGCTAATTGAAGAAACTAATCCAGATATTCCAATATACCCACCCGTTGCTGGAGGAGTACCTGAACCTCCTACCCAATTAACTACCTGAAAAACCCGGCGATTACCATCAGTAACTAGGGACAAAACAGGCGACCATCCAGCACCTCCAAGAGTAGCCGAAACAATTACTTGCCTAGAACTTCCAGTTATTTCAATTGGCATCAAACTTCCCCCCTAACGACTACGGGAATTAAATCTAGTCCTAAAGGTTCAACAACGAGCCGATTAGCAATAGTTTTAGATGCCTCTAAGTCAGCTTGCCAGTAATCTCTTCCCACTTTTGGCTGTCCGATTTCCTTAAAAGAGACAGGAGTAACGTCCATCTCAGCAGTGATATTGCTATCGATAATTAAATGAAAATAAGTATAATTTTGATATTCAATTGGGTCTTCTCCCTCTTCATAAGCAGGTAAAATAAAATTGCCAAATTGCAACCCATCGATCCGACCGACTGCCATGCGATCTTCTCCAAATTGCTTTGCTACATAAAAATTAATGTTCCATGTAGTAAAATCTCCCTGAATAAAAAACTCCTCATCCCAAGTCGAACCCTTTTTAATCTCAATAACAATTTCACTGGCAATCGTAGGATACGATTGCCCTTTAAGAAAATAGTTACCAGTAAGGACTTTTTGAGCCATCGATGAGGTGCGTACTGTTTCTTGTATTATATCTTGAATTTTCTTTTTTGAGATATAATAAAAAGTAATCATATTTATACCTTATACTACTGCGCTCTTTTATACCACCCAAGAGTGCGGTTATTTTTTGTCTTGACAATTCTATTAAGACTGTGAGAGAATTTTTTTAAAAGATTGATATGGGTAGCCGCTCTCTCGTAGGGCGGTATTTTTTTTATTTATTTGTACTATATATACTACAGATACTACGGAGCGATTGTTCTTTTGTAATTTGATTGTAGATAAGGTTATCTACAATCAAAACCTTTACAGGGTATAGGTTCTAGGCTTTGTTGATAATGTTGATGCTCTATAGAGAGAAAAAAGATAAAGAAGATGTATAGCAAAGTCAGCAATAAAAGTGATTAAACGCAAAACTGGCTCCATTGACAAAAAGCTGTATTTTGGGCTAACTAGAGGATTTTAGAGGTGAGAAGTGGTTCATCGCTAATCTGTTCTTTTTGTATTTGATTGTAGATAAGGTTATCTACAATCAAAATCCTTACCCCGACTAGGTTTTAGGCTTTGTAGATATTGTTGATGCTCTATAGAGAGAAAAAAATAAAGAAACCAAACAAGGTCAGCAATAAAAAGAAACAGGCTCAACAGTAAAACAAAAAAAATACACACGGGGTAATTATTAACAATATCTACAAAGAAGTAAAAAAAGGATGAAAGCTATATATATCAACACTTTCATCTTTTCTATCTTTGTAAATACCCTTATTTACAATCTATTTACAAACTAACAATCTAATTAATCGAGGTCAGCAATAAAAACATAAAAAATCCTGACACGGGAATAAGGCTAACAACATCAACAAAGTCTAGAGCCTATATATATCAAGACTTCCATTGTTAATATCCTTATCTACAATCTAATTACAAACCAACAAACAAAAAACCCCTGTAGTCTCTACAGGAGTTAGCTTTATCAGTTATGTACCAGTTATGGTGTCAATTTCTGTTTTTTATTTTAGCAGTAACCAACCTTGTTTACTGATTTTCCCCTAATATCCCCCCATTAACTCGATTTGTTCCTCTAGAGTAGAGTTCTCGCTCTCAAGCTTTTTAATTTGGTCTTTTAAGCCGAGGATTTCATCGATATAGTCAACTTCTCGATAATCCAATTCGTCGATTTTGGCAGGCAATTCAGCAACTTGAGAGCCAAGTCGCTTGTTAGCCTCAATTGCCTCACTTTTGACCTGAAAACCGGCTAAGGTGTGAAGGAATAAGCGAACGCCCAACTGCATTACTTTTAGGGCTAGTTCGTGATTGTCTTTAATTAGCCACTGGCAGATTAAATTTTCTGGGATTAATGCAACACCTTGTAACCCGCCTGCTGTCTCGATTTGAGCCTGTTCAAGACCCTTTTCACGCAAACCACTCATAGTCAAACGGCGAGAAATAGTCGAAGGTATTTTCCCTGACATCCGGGCATATCCACTAATTGAGGCAAAGCTCTCACCGGTCTCGGTATTAATAATTAATTCAATACCATCGTGATCAAAACGCTGTAAACTAGAATTAGTCATGATTTACTCTGTAGTAGTAATTGTGATGAGTCCCCCGTTAACGCGGGGGCATACCAATATTATACCGTATTTAAAATATGTCTGACAAATTTGACGGGTGTGGTGGGTATTCAGCAAAAATTGACCGATTACCGGGTATTCCTCCTGATTTCAAGTCGAATGTCGTCAAACCACCACAATCTAGGGTTATTGTTTTACTGAAAACCAGAGAGATCAGAGAAATCCCTGATGATCAGCTAGAGTCTTTCCTTGAGGAAACCCAAGATTTAATTCAAGATCGACAATCACCCAGAAAAAGACCGATTAGAAAACTTTAAAGCAATGACAAACAAAGAAATCCTTGTTTTGCAGACTCTTTACAATAAAGAATTGTCGGGATTACAGATAGTTGAATCTATAGCCAATACTAAAGGTAGAAGTCTTGATATTGGCTCGTTTTACCCTGTATTTCAGAAATTAGAGGAAAAAGGACTCATTAAATCTCGATGGGGAACCGAGCGATCTAACGATAGAGCCGGTGCTAGAAAAAGATACTATCGACTTACTCAATCAGGAGAAAAATCCCTTGCTGATATTCAAGGATTTGATAATTCTCTTAATTGGGATTTTACTTAATTAATGTGGGGTCTAGGAGTCGAACCTAGTGTTTTAGGCTTATGAGGCCTATGTGTAAACCATTTCACTCACCCCGCTTTTATAAGCTAACATATCAAAAAACAAAATGTCAAGTGTATTGTACTGATAAGTTTACTGTTTTTTGTTCCTGGCTTAGACCAGTCAGATAACCAACTATTTGGTTATTAAAGATTTGACTGTTTCTAACTACAATACAGCCCGCGCTTCCAGGTACATTAGCGTCTCGATGTAATCCAAGTTCTGATCGAGAAAACCCTGATCCTTTGTAAGGATCAGGCGTAATATGAAAAAACATCCCC